TATTTCGGGCGCAGCTGCCGCAATCGACATGAGTTCGGTGGCTCAACTCGGTGGTTATTTGGTCGCTGTTGGGACATGGACAATTGATGCCGGCTACGGCGTAGACGATAACTTAGTGTTTATTACGAGCAACGGCGAGGTTATTGTTTATTCGGGTACTGATCCCTCAGATGCTACTAAATGGGCGCTAATCGGCGTTTGGAACATTGGTAAGCCTGTTGGCAAGCGGTGCATGATGAAGTACGGCGGGGATATTGTGATCTTGACGTATAACGGGCTTTATCCGTTGGCGGCTAGTTTGCAATCGTCCAGACTTGACCCACGCATTGCCCTGTCAGACAAAATCCAAGGCGCGTTTAGTGCTGCAACGCAACAGTACGGCGAGAATTTTGGTTGGGACATTACTTTTGATCCAAAGCACAACGCTTTAACAATCAATGTGCCGGTGCAAGAAGGTCAACAACAACAATATGTGATGAATAACATCACAAAGGCTTGGTGCAACTTCACAGGCCAAGCGGCAAACTGTTGGACAATATTTAACAACGAGCCGTACTGGGGCGGGGATGGTTACGTTGCTCACGCTTGGGATGACTCCTACGCCGACGATGTAAGTGACATTAACGGTTACGCATTGCAAGCGTTTAACTATTTCGATGCTCGCGGCGTTAAAAAGTATTTTACTCGCGCTAGACCGTCCATATTTACCAACGGCTCACCGTCAATATTTCTTGGTTTGAATATGGACTTTGACTTAGCAGACACAACGGCGGCGCTCAGTTTTAGCCCGCAAGTGAACGCTAAGTGGGATGTTGCAAAGTGGGACGTTGATTATTGGGCGCAGGATAACGTCATCACAAATAACTGGCAAGGGGTCACCGGCATTGGGTATTGCGCGGGAACACAGTTTAAAACTGCAAGCCAAGGGATTACGATTTTATGGGCATCGACGGACATTGTGTATCAACAGGGTTGGGCTGGCATATAGTCCAGGGCGATGCTGTTGGTCATTGGGTCGCTGCTCGAGTGCAGGGTAAGTATTTTGAAGAAGGGTCGCAAGCAATAGGGTTAGAGCGTGACGGTCAAATTATTGCAGGCGTGATTTACGAGAATTGGAATCAAGCCTCAATTGTGTGTCACATAGCGATTGAAGGACGTATGACAAAAGGGTATTTAAAAGCAATATTTGCTTACCCTTTCGAGTTTTGTAAGGTAAAAAAGATTATTGTGCCGGTGGTCAGTAACCATGCAAAAAGCCTAAAATTAGTTACCAAGATGGGTTTTGTTGAAGAAGCAAGGTTAAAAGATGCAGCACCGGATGGCGATATTATATTTTTGACGTTGGCACGAGAAAAGTGCCGATTTCTAGGGGTAGAAAATGGGTAAGTCAGCATCAGCACCACCAGCACCGGATTATATTGGCGCAGCTAAAGAGCAGGGAACGCAAAACCTACTTGCTGCGAAGCAATCTAATGTTATGTCTAATCCAAATATGTACACACCGTTTGGCAATCAGACGGTATCGTACTCAAGCCCGACATTTGACCAAAGCGCTTTTGATGCAGCGTTGGCTAAATACAACGCTGGTGGAGTAGATCGTAATTCGTTTATGCGGCAAGGCAACCCAGAAGGCGATACGACCACAGGCGCAACGTATTTTGACCAAGCAGGGTTTGATGCGGCTCAAGCAAAACGAGGTGCTGCGCCAGGTCGTGAAAGTTACATGACCGGCGGCGGTATTCCAACAGTTACGCAAACCCTCACACCACAAGCGCAGCAGACTTTAGAATCGCAGCAGCGTGTTCAGACTGCATTGGCAAACTTGGGCGAAGTCGGCATTGCTAATGCAAGGGCTACGCTTGAAAAGCCATTTGTACCGACCACAACGGCGATTGAGCATGATTTTGGCGGTTATGGTGCTGTGCCATTGTCTACAAATTTTAACGCTCAGACGGGCATTGATAGCAGCCAGATTGCAAAGATGCCGATCAATGCGGGTACGACTGCGCAACAGTTGATAATGGAACGGTTAAACCCAACAATTCAACAGGGTGACACATCGTTTAAGCAAGCACTTGCAAACCAAGGTTTAGCGCCTGGCACGGCGGCCTACGATGCTGCATACCGTAATCGTCAAATGGGCGTGAACGACTTGTACAACCAAGCGGCGCTGCAAGGCATTAACTTGGATATGTCTGCCAATCAGCAGGGATTTAATCAAGCATTAGCAAACGCAGGGTTGTATAACTCGGCTGTTGGTCAAAATTACGGGCAAGGGATGCAGACCCAAGGCACACAGTACAGCCAAGGGCTTAACAAGGCTCAGTTTCAGAACACGGCACAGCAACAGCAGCTGGCGCAAGACTTGGCATTACGGGCGCAACCGATTAACGAAGTCATTGGGCTTATGGGTGGGTCGCAGATTCAATTGCCACAATTTCAAGGTTATCAGGGTACGTCAGTTGCACCAGCGCCAACTTTTGCGGGTACACAAGCGCAGGGTCAAGCCAATATGCAAAATTACGGTATACAACAAGCGGGTAATAACGCAACAACGCAAGGCATTACAAGTTTGGCTACGGCAGCGGCTATGGCTGCGTTTTAATGCTTGGCTTAGCATTTTCAGGTGGGAAAGATTCTTTAGCGTGTTGGTATTTGTACCGTGAAAAGAATCCAGTAGTTTTTTGGGTTAATACCGGCAAGGCTTATTCTGAAACGGTTGAGATTGTTGAGCAAGTAAAGTCTGAGGCAGTTGAGTTTATTGAAGTAAAGTCAGATCAAGAGCAACAGATTAAGTTTTACGGCTATCCAAGCGACATTGTGCCGGTTGACCATACTGTTGAAGGTATGGTGTTTGCAGGTGATAAACCAGTACGAGTACAAAGTTATTTGAATTGCTGTTGGTCAAATGTAAGCAAACCTTTGACAGACGCAATTGCACAACGAGGCATTACGCATTTAATCCGTGGGCAGAGGCTTGATGAAAGCCACAAATCCACGGCGCGGCACGGGTCGGTAGTGAATGGTGTGACGTACATTCAGCCGATAGAAACATGGACTAAAGAGCAAGTTTTGGCGTTTTTAAGGACTCAATGCCAGTTACCAGAACATTATGCAATCGACCACTCTAGTTTGGATTGTTACGATTGCACAGCGTATTTGGCGCACTCAGCGGATCGAGTGGCATGGATGAAAGAAAAACACCCAAATTTGCATGAAAAATATAAAATAAACATGGCGGCGCTGAAGTCTGCCTTGTTGCCTACTTTAGAGTTACTAAGGAATTGCGATGCTTAATCAATACGTCAATATGACACCACAGCAAAAGATGGCTCAGATGTTGCAACAACAGCAGCAAACGACTCCATTGCAAGGTGAACCGCAAATGCCACAGGCGCAAAACCCGTTTGGCGGGGCAGCTGACGCAATGAAAATGTACAACCAAGCCAGCCAACAAAATCAGATGCAAGATTATCAAGATTACATGGCGCGGTTAAAACTTGGTCAGGCGCAGACTGGCGGGATGTTTGACTCGGCTAATGCAGCAGCACCAGCAATGGCTGCAAACAATTACACGGGGTAAGTCATGGATTTAGACTACAACACTCGATTAGCGGCAATTCAGCGTAACGAAAAGTTAGCGCAAATCATGCAGCAACAGGCGTTTCAACCGTTGGAAACGCAAAGCTATAACGGTATTCAAGCGCCAATCAGCCCGTTGTCGGGGTTGGCAAAAGTGTTGCAAGCGTACATGGGATCAAAAGGCAATACCGACGAAGAGCGCATCAAGTTAAATCAAGAAGCCAAGGCCGAAGCTCAAACCATGTTGTCAGGCTTGCAAGACAGACCAGCCTCGCCTGGTCGTGCTGCGGTCATGGGTATGCCTGAAATTCAAGCACAACCGGCTACGTCATTCAAGCCAATGGGCGCTGATTACGAAGATAATCCAAACCTGCAAACAGCACCGTCGGGCAATGTAGAAACGCCTGCTGTGCCTTATCAGCCTGCCGTAGCGCCACAGGCGGCAATTCCTGCACAACCGGCTATGCAATTAACTAATGAAGAAAAAAATAAAAAATTAGTTGAAATAATGATGGGTCAAAACCCGTATGCTTCGCCAGTTGCCAAGTTGATGTACGAAAGTTTAGAAAAACAAAATTCAGGGCCATTAGCTGAATATCGCCTTGCCCAACAGCAAGGTTATAAAGGCACAATGAAAGATTATCAAATTGAGCAATCAATTGCTAAGCGTCCACCTCCAAATAACACGGTGGTCAATATGCCTCATGGTGCGGCACAAATTGGGGTTGATCCTGTTACTAAACAATTATTTTATTTTCAAACAGGCCCTAACGGAAAAATTGCAAGAGTTGAAGGAGCTGTGCCAGTTCCAAAAGAAACTGATCTAAAACAAAAATTAGCTGATGCGGGTATTTATCCAAATCTTCCTGATGGAACACCAAACCCCGAATATACAAAATACGCAAAAGCGCTATTATCAAAAGACACAAACATAACTGTTGCGCCAAGTTCATCAACTACAAATGCGGCAGGTGTAACAACACAAGCAGCGCCAGTACCTGAAAAAGGCACGGTTAACGTAACTATTGATGGCAAAGTTAAAGCCATACCAATTGAAGATTTTAATAAGCTCAACGCTGCGCGAATTAGTTCGGAAACTAAAGCGTCAGAAAGCGTTAAAAATGAATATGATTTTGAAACCGTACCAGACCCTAAAGGAAGCGGCGCAAAAGTTTTAATGTCTAAAACTGAAATTGCACGATTGGCGGCTCTTGGAACGCCTGTTGTGTCGGAAGTTGACAAAAAAGCGCAACAAGGTATTTCAGTTATTGAATTGGCAGAAAAAGCTAAAGGGTTACTTCCCTCTGCAAGTTCTGGCGCATTATCAACATTGGCAACAATAGCAACAGATGCAGCGGGTTATGCAACTAATAAATCTGCCGCAGATGCAAGTTTGAAAGTTATTGCTGCTGGATTAACTAGTAACGTGCCAAGGTTTGAAGGGCCACAAGGCGTTCTTGACGTTCAATTGTATAAACAAGCTGCGGCAGACGTAGGCAATCCTTTAGTTCCTTACAGAAACAGAATTGCGGCACTTAATACTGTTATTGAGCTAAATCAAAAGTATTTACCTGTTGGCGCAGCACCATCTGGTGCGGTTCGTAGAATTACTCCACGGACGGGTTCACAATGAGCGCCGGAACATTTGAAGTAAAAATTGGCAAAGAAATTTACGAGGTTGATGCCAAAGACGAAAACGAAGCATGGAAACTTGCAAATACGTTTCATGCTCAGAACCCTATTAATACAAAAGAAACGCCGGCGCCTAAATCAATGTTGCAAAACGTTGGTATGGGCGTAAGGGATGTTATTGAAGGTGTTTCGCAATTGCCTGGGCTTGCTTATGACGTAGCTGCATTGCCTTTTCAAGTCGGTATAGCTGGGTATAACGCTTTAACCGGCAAACAAGGCGGCTACATTCCTAGCGCTCAATCACAGGTACAAAAAGGCCTTGATGTTGTAGGATTGCCAAAAGCAGAAACAGAAGATGAACAATTAATGTCTGCCTTGCGTCGAGGCTCTGCTGCTGCTGTAAGTCCTGTAGCGGCCGCTAGAGGATTGGCAACGTCTGCTGTGCAACCAATGAGTAAATATTTGACAAGTCAATTTGCTGCCGCACCAGTTGCTCAAGTTGTGGGCGGTGGTGCAGGAGAAGTTGCTACAGAAGCAGCTAAACAAGGTGGCGCAGACCCTCTTTCGCAAGCTGCTGTTGGATTGTTAACAGGAACAAGCGCAGGATTAGCAACAAGTGCTAGCGGTAAATCTTTAGCAACAGCATTAAAGAATATTAATGAAAAAGGCATTACGTCAGCATTTAAAGGCGAGGCTTCAACCGTCCCAACAAGAGAATCCTTGGCAGCTCAATCTGGCGCTGCATACAAGGCTGCTGACGATGCAGGCGTTGTATTTAAAGACACAGGTTTTAAAGACTTTGTGCTTGACGTTTCAAGTGCGGCAAAAAATGCGGGTATTGACAAAACGATTCACCCAAATGCTTCTGCTGCATTGACTAGACTTGTTGATGAAGTTGGTAAAAATCCAACATTAAGTGAGATGGAAATTTTGCGGCGTGTTGTAAAAGGCGCAGCCGCAAGCAAAGAACCAGACGAGCGAAGAATAGCTCAAATAATGGTTAAAAAGTTAGATGATTACGTTACAAACGCAGGCGCAAATGACATTTTGGCAGGCGATAAAAAAGGCGTTGATTCATTAACACAAGCACGAGCTTTGTGGACAAAAGTAAGTAAATCAGACACGATTGATGATATTTTAGAAAGGGCTGAATTAAAATCAACTTTCTTTACTGGTTCAGGAAAAGAAAACGCATTAAGGTCTGAATTTAGGGCGCTTGCTTTAGATAAAGACAAAATGCGTATGTTTAATAAAGAAGAACAAGAAGCAATTAAAGCCGTATCTTCAGGGTCAGCTACGTCTAACGTACTTCGTTTTTTTGGCAAATTAGCACCAACTGGTGTTGTCAGCGCAAGTGGTGCAGGCGGTTTAGGTTATCTCATGGGTGACGCTTTGGGCGCTGTAGCATTGCCTATTGTTGGCGCTGGTGCTAGATATGGCGCTACAAAAATGACTGAAAATGCAGCACAAAGAGCATCTGATCTTATGCGTTCGGGCGTAATGGCAACAAAAAATCCGCAAGAATTAGCTAAAATTTTAGCATCGCAGGAAATGCTTAGAACTTACAACAGAAATCAATAAGAGGTACTCCAAATGATTTACCTTTTATATCTTGTAACAAGATTTTTTAACCGACTAATATGCGATTGATGAACCCCATACTTTTTGGCAATAATGCTTTGACGCTCGGTGCTTTGCCGAATGTCTGCAATATCTTGTTCAGAAAGTCTGCCGTTCCAATGATCCAATCCGTAATTATGTCTACGTTTATTGGCTGCATCAGCATTGTTTTCGGCTTTTGTTCCTACTTTAAGATGCTCTGGGTTTACGCATGGCGGGTTATCGCACAAGTGCATAATTATCTTGCCATCAGGTATTTTGCCAATAAAATGCTCATAAGAAAATCTATGCGCTCTCATTTGTTGTTCACCACAACAAAAAATTCCGTATCCGTAACCATTTTTAGTTCCATTCCAAACCCAACAAGTATCAGTTTTATTGATTTTTGCTTCAAAGGCTTCTTGCATAGTTACAGGCGAATACAAATGCAATTCGTTTTTTGTTCTAGCTTGGTTGTAATGAAAGCGGCACAAATGACGAGCAACGGATTTATTGCCGCAAATGCTGCATGGGATCGTTGTTTTAACTTGGTAAGTCATTGGCATCTCCTGTTAAATAACAGTATATGCCTTATTCATGGGGTATGCAAATGAGTTTCAACGGCAGCGGGACGTTCAACATTAACTCAACTGGTCAACCAGTTGTCACAGGCACAGTCATCTCATCGACAGCGTTCAATGCGCTAACCGCTGATCTCGCTACTGGCCTGTCCACCACGATCACCAAAAACGGTCAAACAACACCTACGGCTAATCTGCCAATGGGTGGGTTTAAGT